CCGTTACCGAAGAAACGCTTACCAAGTTGCTGCAAATCGCGTAAGGAGTCCGTATGTCCAAAACCATCACAACCCGCTTGGGGTATCAGCAGATCACCTCGCTGAATGCATCCACGGCGCTGACTGTCCCGACCGTTGACGCCAACGGCATTTCCTGCCGCCCCACGTTTGCGGTCATCATCCCGCAGACCCAATCGGTGCGGTGGCGCGACGACGGCGTAGCCCCTACCGCCTCGGTGGGAATGCCCCTCGCGGCAGGTGTCACGCTTCAGTACGACGGCGACCTGACGCAGATTCGGTTCATCGAAACCGTGGCGGGCGCTGCGCTTAACGTCACCTACTACGCCTGAGGCCGTCATGGACATCACCAATCCTTCTGGAAACATCGACTACCTTGGGTACTTCACCAAGCAGTTGCCCCGCGACCTTGCGGCTCTCGCGCAGTTGCGCGACGAACTGGAGAAGCGCCAGGGCGCCATGAGTGCCGTAGAGGACTCCAACCGGCTGCGCGTTGAAGCGCAGAAGATCAAGGCCGACGCAGAAGCCGAAGCCAAGAAGCAGCTCGACGAATCCACGCAGCAGTTGAAGGCCGCGCACAACCACCACGTTGAACTTGCCAAGCGCGAAGCCAGTCTTGCCAACAAGATCGGCGTGTTTGACAAGGACTACAACGAGCGGTCTACGCAGTTGGACAACCGCGCCAAAGACATCCATCGTCAGGAAAAGGCATTGCAGGATCGTGAGACTCGCTTGTTGGCTGACACCGATGCGCTGTTTGCCGCCAAGGCCAAGTTGGAAGAAGATCGCGCCGCCCTTGACGAGCGCGTCAAAGCGTTCCAGATGAAGGTTGCCGCGCTGACCGCGTGAGGTAAGTATGGCTAATCTTGAAGTCCTTGCCCTAGATACGTCCGTACCGCAAATACGCGCCCCCGGCGTAGGCGACGGCTATTCCGTCCCACGGGACATGACGATGGAGTCAGGGACTACGCTGTCTGTGCAGACGCTTAACGCGCCGACGCAGACGGCCTCAAGTGTGATGCTGACCGACGCATCCAAGAACCTCACGACGGTTCCCGTACTGACCGTTCCTAACGGCGGCACAGGCGCATCCACGGTCACCGGCATCCTCAAGGGCAATGGGGCGTTGGCGTTCTCTGCCGCGACCGCAGGGACGGATTACGTAGCCCCCGGCACGGCAACCACGTTCACGGCCACGCAGACGTTCAACGGGACTTCCTCCACGCTTGCCGCAGTCCTGACCGGCGCCGCAGAGACTACGACCGTATCTGCCACGGCAGCGACCGGGACGATTGCCTACGATGTCACCACGCAGTCGGTGTTGTTCTACACGACCAACGCCTCGGCTAACTGGACGGTCAATTTCCGTGGGTCTGCCGGTACGTCGCTCAACACGCTTCTTGCCACAGGACAAGCCATTACGGTCGCCTTCCTTGTGACCAACGGTGCTACGGCGTACTACAACACAACGGTGCAGGTAGACGGCACGACCTCTGGCGTTACGACGCGGTGGCAGGGCGGCACAGCCCCGTCCTCGGGCAACGCCTCAAGCGTCGATGTGTACTCGTATACGGTCATCAAGACGACAGCAGCGACGTTCTCGGTATTTGCCTCGCAGACCAGGTTTGCCTAATGCCGCTGCTTGGAACACGGGGCGTTGCATCAGCTAGAGGGTTTGGCCTGTTTGGCCCTATCCCCGGCGACCCGTTCTTTTCGTCTACGACGCTGCTCCTGCCCGGTAACGGCACGAACGGAGCGCAGAACAACACGTTCCTTGACTCGTCCACCAACAATTTCACGATTACCCGTAACGGCAACACGACGCAGGGTACGTTTTCGCCGTTCCCGCCTGCCTCCGGGACTGCGTACAGCGCAGCCGCCAACGGCGGGAGTGGGTCTTTTGATGGAAGCGGGGATTTTCTTACGCTTGCAACCAACGCCGCCCTTGATATGGGGACGGGCAATTTCACGGTGGAAATGTGGGTCTATTCCACCGATGCATCTGTTGACACTCAAAACAGACGGTTCTTTGCGACCGACGCTAACGGTGCGGCATCAATTCAAATTGGCCACGTAACAACAACGACGGGCGTTGCTCAATACTGTGACAACGGAACTCTTGGGACGGTAATTACCGGCACGACAAACATTCTTAATCAATGGGCGCATATCGCGGCTGTTCGCTCTAGCGGAACGGTCACGCTGTACGTCAACGGAGTATCTGAAGGAACTCCCGCTACTGACACCGGAAACAAAGGATCGGCCAGTTTTACGATTGGCAAGTACCCCGGTGCGTCTGGGCATATGAAAGGCTTTATGGGGAGCCTTCGCGTCGTCAAAGGCACCGCCGTTTACACGGCCAACTTCACGCCTCCGACCGCACCGCTTACCGCCATCTCCGGCACCTCGCTCCTGCTCAACTTCACCAACGCAGGTGTCCTTGACGCGACTGCCAAGAACGACCTAGAGACCGTAGGCAATGCGCAGATCAGCACGGCACAGAGCAAGTGGAACGGGGCGTCAATTGTGTTTGATGGGACGGGGGACTGGCTGCGAATCCCAACTTCGCCAAACCTTGATATGGGTACTGGCGACTTAACGATTGAGGGTTGGTTCTATTTGACGGCGACCGTGGCCGTTGACTACCGCATGATTGTTTCGGATGCAACAAACGGCAACAATTATGTTGCTATTCGCAGCGGCGGTACTGGCGGTCAGTTAGAGATAAACGTGAACGGCACTTCGTTCCGACTAAACCTGAACAACTCCGTCACCATCAACACTTGGTTCTACCTTGCCGTAACTCGTTACAACGGCACTTGGTATGGATTTGTTAACGGTGCATCGCTTGGTTCAAACGCATCAGCGGCTGCCTTCAATCTTGGCAACGGCGGTATGTTTGTCGGCAGATTTGGCGGCGCGACGGCTTACGAATGGCCGGGTTATATGGACGACCTCCGCATCACCAAAGGCGTTGCCCGCTACACCGCCAACTTTACCGCGCCGACTGCGGCGTTCCCGCTTTATTGAGGCGATATATGGCAAACATTAAAATTTCGCAGCTTGCCCCCGTTTCCCTGCCGCTGACGGGAAGCGAACTCGTCCCGGTCGTGCAGAACGGCAACACCCTGAAAACCACGATTTCCGCGTTCGGCGGCGGCCAGGTTGTTACGCCCGAGCAGTATGGCGCAGTTGGCGACAACGTAAACGACGATACCAACGCCATGGTTTTGGCTATGGATGCGGCTATTGCAAACGGGCAGACGCTTCAGTTGCGCATGGGCGCGACCTACCTACTCAACACTTGGACGGCGTATCAGACCACCGGGCGGCTTCGCATCATTGGCGGGGCAATTAGCGGGGCAAGCGGAAACTCCACTCTGCGCGGCCCTGCAACGCAGGTGGTGTGTTTGTCACCTTCTACGAACATTGAAATTGAGAACGTGGTGTTTGACCGTTGGACGAGCGCCATCAGCCGCTCAACCGCGCAAACTGGCTCGTTTGACTACTTCAACGTCAGCGGATGCCGGTTTGTGAACTGCACCGGCAACGTCATTGTCATTCAGAAGCCGATCAACAACTATCGGATTGAAAACAACGATTTTGAAAACTGCGCTGGCACAAGCGGGTCAACGGCTTACGGGGTGCTGATCGGTACCAATACTTACGCCGACCAAGACACTTGGAAGAACGGCTGGATTGAAAACAACCGATTCAACAACTTGTCGGCTACCGGAACCCGCAGCCTTGCGGCAATTCTTGTTTACGGCAAGGCCGTCACGGTTGCCAACAACAAGATCGAGACGCTGAACCAAAGCGGCACGGGCGAGTGCTGGGGCATCTACACAAAGGTGCGTTGGGGCCAGGTGTACGGCAACTACATCGACGGCGTAAACGCCGCAGGTAGCGCCGATAACCAAGGCATCAACATCAAGGGCAACACTCGGTCTGCCCCCGTCAGTCCGCAAGGATTCTCCAACTCTGTGTGGGGAAACCATGTCAGGAACGTCACCAACGGCATCTCTGTTGCCAATCGTGGCGGCGGCATCCGTGTGCAGACCGACGATGCGGTGGTCTACGGCAATCTTGTTGAGGAATGCGGGATCATTTGCGACGAGTCCACGACGTACCAAAACGTCACGATCACCGGCAACATCGTGCAATGCGCTGCCTCTACCAACATCCAAGGCATTCGGGTGGAAGGCGCTGGCACGTTTGTCACAGCCGACAACAACACCATCAAGAATTGCGTCACCGGAATCTTCCTGACGAGTCCCGCATCTGGGACGATGGCCGACGCGCAGATCACGCGCAACCGGATCATTGGTGCGACCAACGGCATTCTGTGGGACGCTTACTCCGGGGCTACGCTGACTCGCACGGTCATTGAAGGAAACGTCGTCAAGGGTGGCACTAGCGGGCTGACTTACAACGGCTCTGCCGGAACGGTGTCGGATACCCGCATTCGCTTCAACGACTTTGACAGTTGCACCTCGCCTGTGTCGGGAACTACCGGCACCAATGCGGTCATTATGGGCAATCTGGCGTCCAACCTTACCGCGCCCTCCACGGTCGTCATTACCAACAGTTACACGCAGCGCGATGCCACGTCGAGTTACGGTTGGTCGATGAACAGCGATTTGGCAAAAATCACCCTGAACACGCTTTACGGCGGGTCAAGTTTTGCCATCCGCGTAAACGGAAACGTGTTGGATTCGTTCAATATCGTGAACTTCAACCTCGGCATTGGCACAACTTCGTTTGGCACCAACGCCGAACGAGTGTTGTCTTTTGCCAACGGCACCGCCCCGTCAACGTCCCCCGCCGGGGTCGGTCAGTTGTACGTGGAATCCGGTGCGCTCAAATATCGCGGCAGCAGCGGTACCGTTACTACCGTCGCGCCCGCATAACACAGGTGTTGCATAAACGCTACACGCCATATAGAGTTTACCCGTACTGGCCCGGATGACCAGGTTCTCCGAAAGGAAATGTCATGACGGACGAAACTGTCCCTGAAGTCGTAGCGGCAGAAGCCGCGCCGGAACCGGTGGTCACGGCTACCCCGGAACCTGAAGTCGTTGCGGAAACGCCACAGCCGGAGGAAAAGCCCGCCAAAACGTTCACTCAAGAGGAGTTGGACGCGATGGTCGGCAAGAGACTTGCCCGAGAGCGGCGCAAGTGGGAAAGAGAACAGGCGCTCAAGGCTCCGACGACCTCGGAACCGGCTGCGCTGCCCGACAAGGAAGCAGACCCGGAAGGCTATACAGAGGCTCTTGCCTCCCGTAAAGCCGAGGAACTGCTTGCAAAGCGCGAGGCAGAGCGGGAGCAAATGGCTCTCTTGGAGGCTTACCACGACCGTGAAGAAGCGGCGCGTGAGAAGTACGAGGACTTTCAGCAAGTCGCGTACAACCCGGCGCTACCGATCACGACTGTGATGGCCCAGACGATTCAGGCATCCGATATCGGGCCAGATTTGGCCTACTATCTGGGGGCAAACCCCAAGGAAGCGGATCGTATCTCCCGCCTGTCCCCTTTCCTGCAAGCCAAGGAGATCGGTCGGATCGAGGCCAAGTTGGCCGATAACCCGCCGGTCAAAAAGACAACCAACGCCCCGCCTCCCATCAAGCCGGTAACGGCTAAAGGCAACAGCGCCGGGGGCTACGACACCACCGACCCACGGTCAATATCGGCCATGAGTACGTCGGAATGGATCGAAGCCGAACGTCGTCGCCAAGCCAAAAAGTGGGAAGCGCAGCACCGTCGTTAAACCATTAGGAGTCCGCTGTGTCTAATTCACTTCTTACAATCGACATGATCACGAGGAAGGCTCTCGAAATCCTTGAGAACAACCTTGTGATCACCCGCAACGTCAACCGGCAGTACGACAATTCGTTTGCCAACCAGGGTGCCAAGATCGGCACCACGCTCCGTATTCGTCTCCCGGATCGCGCTCTCGTCACCGACGGTGCCGCGCTTCAGGTTCAGGACGACAACGAGCAGTTCACTACCCTTAGCGTGTCCTCGCAGAAGCATATCGGCGTGAACTTCACGACCGCCGAAATGACCATGCAGTTGGACGACTTCGCTGACCGCGTTCTCAAGCCGCGTATCTCGCAGCTTGCCGCGTCCATCGACGCCGATGTGGCGAACTGCTTCAACGGCATCTACCAGTCGGTCGGTACGCCGGGAACCACGCCGTCCACTTCTTTTGCGCTCCTTCAGGCGCAGCAGAGGCTGAACGAGTCGGCGGCGGGCATGAACCCGCGCTACCTCACCGTCAACCCGGCTGCGAACGCGGGCCTGATCGAAGGCATGAAGGGGCTGTTTAACCCCGTCAGCACGATCTCGTCGCAGTTCAAGAACGGTATGTTCGGCGAGGGCATCCTCGGCTTTGACGAACTTGCCATGTCGCAGTCGATCAAGCAGTTCACCACGGGTACCCGTTCGGGTTCTCACTCGGTGACTTCGACGGTGACCACGCAGGGCGCCACGACCATTAACATCACCGGCACCGGTACGCAGACGCTCAAAAAGGGCGATGTGTTTACCATCGGTAGCGTGTTTGCGGTCAACCCGCAGACCCGTGAATCGACCGGCTCGCTTCAGCAGTTCGTTGTAACTGCCGATACGACCGCCTCGGGTGGTGCGTACACCAACGTGCCGATTAGCCCGGCGATCTACACGCCGGTCAGCGCGCTGGCGACGGTGGATTCGTTCCCGCAGAGTTCGGCTACGGTGACGTTCGTGGGCGCTGCGTCCTCGCAGTTCCCGCAGAACCTCGCCTATCACAAGGATGCAATCGCCTTTGCGACGGCAGACCTTCTGATGCCGCAGGGTGTGGACATGGCCTCGCGTCAGGTTCACAACGGTATTTCGCTCCGCGTTGTCCGTCAGTACGACATCAACAACGACCGTATGCCGTGCCGTATCGACGTTCTGTACGGTTATTCGGTGATTCGCCCGCAGATGGCTGTCCGGCTCTGGGGTTGATGCCATGAGTTTCGTACTCGGCAACATCCCCAAGCAGTCGGTTCTCAGCGTCACGTTGAGTCC